AAAGTGAACGTGCCCGCAGTAATGGTCTGACTACCAAAGGTATGAACAGAAACCGCTTTATTACTCTGCGAAGAGTTATAAATTAACACCGCATCAAAAGCTGTGGCTAAAGTCACCGAGGTGTAAGTCAAGCTGGCAGAAGGCGTAAAAAACGCTACGCCCGCCGTAGTAGAGGCGTTGGTCGCTGTAGGAGGAGTTGCAGCCGTGACCGCTACACCTCCTGCGGTGTACCCAGCACCAGAGACTTCTCCAGTTGCCGAATATGCCGTAGTAGATGCGTCGTAAGTAGCAGATGCCAAATACAAAGCCGCTTTAAAAGTGTCGGCTGCGGATGTGCCACGGGTCGGCGCAGTGCCAAAGTTATGTGTTGCTGTTAGCAGCTCGCCCATAAACGAGGTGGTCATTGATTGAGTATTGGCCATGATGTTTCCTTTATCCGATTGATTCTGTTTCGCCACCAATGAATGCAGGCGACTTCTTTAAAGTTACATGGGCAGAACGGTGAACAAGCTCACCCTCTAACCAGTACTCAACCCATGTTGTGAGTTCATTGTCATTATCCACTGTGCCGTTCCGCTTTTCAAGCAGAGAATCGTCCATGTCGCCTTTTGTTGTGGTTACAAGCATATTGATCCTTATGAAATTCGCACAATTGCGCCGGAAGCGTCTGCGGCTGGGAAAGTGATTAAAAACGTAGCATTGGCTGTAGTCTTATCTGCGCCAAAGTCCAATACCGCAACAGACTTGTTACCCTGCGTGCTGTTGTAGATCAGAGCGCCGCGAGCTGTAATAGTTGAACTTGCCCAAGATGTATTGGAAAAACCAATGAACGCAGTGGGGATACTTGCGGTGTTGTTACCCGAGGTGGGGCTGGTCGAAATAACCAGCGTGTTGCCGCCCGCCGTGTAGCTAGTGCCAACCACTTCGTTGGCCGTTGTATATGCAGTTGTAGCGGGGCCGATATCCGACTCCGCTGTGTACAAGGCAATCTTAAAAGTGTCTGGCGTTGTTGGGCCAAAGTTATGAACCGCCTGAAGCAGTTCCACCTTGAAGCTGGTTGTGGATGTCTGGGCTATGGTCATGTGACTGCCTGTCTATATTGACCAGATCGGTATGCGTCTTGGCGTTCCATACCGTCACCCAGACGTTTAGCCAGAGCCAGCGCCTCTTTGTACTTGGTGTCGTACAAACCAATGATGTCTGCTTCACCCTTCATGTACGTGTACGCCTCGACCAAACTGCCATACAGCAAGACCGTATCAAAGTTGTCGCCCAACCATGTCTGTCCAGAGGCAACGGTTGTAATGGACTCGGGATAGTAGTAATAGTGCAATTCCACGTAGTACGCGGCATCTGGCGTTGGGCCGAGAATAATTGATAGCTCGTTTGTAATTGCTGAACTGACGATTGTTGGGCCAAACAGCGCGTAATATTTTGGCTCGCCCGTAGAATTTGGAGTTGGGTACGCCTGACGGATAAAGTTTGCGTCCTTGTTGAGTAAATACTCAAACGTGCCAGTGTCTAAATTTGCGCCAGTAACGCCTGTTACCAAGGCCAACGAGTAAACAGCCAAGAAGTCGTCTGGTAGAGACACGTACTTGTTGTTGGCCGTTATCAATGAGTACTGATTCTTGCGGATCGACGGGAACTGCACCGAGTTGTAAATGCGCTGCTCGGCCTGCTCAATCAGAGTGTTAATCTGAGTTGTGCTGGACACGGTAGTGTTGTCCGCCAGATATGTGGCTGGGAACTGATTCTCCGTGTACGACTGGATCGCCGCTACAAGCTCGGTATACGTCATGTTTTACGCCATTGGGCCACGAGCCATTAGGCCCTTGGTGGCCGCGCCAGTGCCACGGATTTTAATGCCCGAGGTTTTGATTGGCTGCTCACCAGCCGACTTGCTAATAGCACCAAGGCTCACGTTGTAGGTGTCCAACTTGCTGTGGTTCGGCATCTTGCCCGGGTTGGTTTCCGCAACTACGGGTTTACCGGTCATGGTGTGCGGCTTAGCATAGACGCTGGCATCACCAACTTCTTTGCCACCAATCTTTTTGCTAAATTTAGCCATCTTCAACTCCTTAAGTGGTAACCGTAACTGTACCAATTTGTACGCCTAAAGCCAAGAGATTTGGCGTCAACGCATCATCAAAAAACCTAGAGCCACCCACCGGATACCAGCCCCACTGGATGTTCCGGCTACCTTCGCCCGGGCTACCATTTGCCAAAAGCCCCGAAGCCACGTAGCTACGGTCTGGGCGCGGGTCACGCAAGCCCTGCGGATCATCAACTGGATACATACCCAACTGAAGCTGCGGTTGATCTGGGTCCCAACACTCAGGACATACAAGCAAATTGTACGTCTTAGTCTTGATAATTTCTTTCCGCAGCACCTTTAAACTAAAGCGCTGCCCACAGCGGTCACACTCCGCAATCGCGTTCTTACCGCTGGCAAACCTATTGCCCATATCAGTTTATAAACATCTGGCGCGGCACAAATCGCACCGCAGCTTTTTCACTATCCTCACCGGCGGCGTTCTGCCAAGCCTCGTCATACTGAGATTTGAGCATGGGTAGACGCTCAAACCCTGAAGGAATCTTGCCCGCTAGGTAATACGACAAGCCCGCTGCCATGCAAGGCACGAACCGGAACGGAACGTCCATAACGTTGACCCCGCCGCCAGCGTCCTGAGTGCGGCGCAGACGCCAGTAAACCAATTCGTAAGTCTGCGACCCGTCAGGCGTTGGCCAGACCGTAACGGCGGGCAGCTGCTCCCAGTACACGGCTGTAGCAGTGGTATGCACGGCTGCGGTGCTGTTATTTTGAGCACGAAAACAGCTGTTTAGGGTATTCCCTGATATGTAGCCATAATTGATGGTCTCGTTGTCAATTTTGATGAAGCCAGATGCGGGTAGGCCCACAGTAGAACTGAGGGTGATTGTTGTATCTGTCGCAGTGATGCCCCCGTTTAGCGTCAGACCAGTGGGCGAGCTTTGTGCGTTGTACCGCTGAATCCAAATTTGGATGGGCCGCGCCTGCTGGATTTTGTTTGGGATCGTGGCATAGGTTGATACGCTGATCCGGGTAATCGTCAAGTCTGCCTGCGTAGACGCTGCGTTACCGCCAGTGCGGATGACGTGCTCAAGCAGGTCAATAGTGTCAGATGGCAGCGCGTAAGTATTCTGGCCCTGCACAAAGGTGATGGTGCCCGGCTCAATCGTCCACATGTTGATGCCACGATTGGCCCAATCAGCGAACATGATGTTCAGGCTACGGCGAGCAGTCCGCAGGTCATAGCCGGTACGCATCTCGCTACCGGCGCGTTCAAACGCCTCCTCGACCAACTCAGTCAGGTCAAGGTTAAACGAGGAAGAGCCGGAAGTGTTTGCCATTATCTAAACCCTGCTGTTTTCTTTGCAATCGTTTTGGGTTGGGCTACGAATTGTTTTCCGGCTTTTTTGCCAGCACGCTTCGCACGCGTTGTCGCAGCGTATTCACTAGGGCTGAGACTTTTAATCGCAGCGCTTGGGAGGTATCGCTCACCTGTTTCAGAAGATTTTTTACCACTTTTGGTTCTCCATTTTTGGTCGCCCCAATTCTTCAGAGACTGTTGTGGGGCTTTCATATCAGTCTTTGTAGCCGCCACCAGCGGCTTTGTAGCGTTTAGCCATTAGTTGGGCCTTACGGGCTGACCACTGACCTGCGCCCGTGCCTTGCACTGCTGCGGCTTTGACGCTGTTAAAAATACGCTTGCGAAGACCGGGCTTGGTGTAGTTGCCCGCTTCATTGACTTTGCCGCCTTCAGCCATCTTGACGGCTTTAGCTTTGGGTATTTTCTTCGGGTTTATGGCCCCCATGCCACGGCTGGACATCATGATTACACCATCCGGCCTTTTGTGTGGCCCTTAGAGATGCAGCCATCCGCACGAGTGACACCACCGGAAGCCAATTTCTTCACTGGTTCGTCCACAGGGACTGAGTCAGGGTACGTCTTGGCCTTTGCCTGCTTTGGCTTGGCCACGGGCTCGTCCACTGGGGTATCTTTGGGGTATTTCATTTAGCACATCTTTCCACGGGTTTTGCCTTTGGTGGCGATACCGTCTGCACGGCGAGAAGCAGAAACTGCGCCGCCTTTAGCCTTAGAGACCGGAGGTTTGTTGCGGTTTGCCATTTGCTCCATGTTCAAAATTGCTTGTTTTTGGCGTTGATCAACTAAAGCCTTTGCAGCAAACTCCTCGCGGAGTTGCGCTAACTTTTGTTTAATTTCCTCAGACGGCTGTGCCATATCAGCACATCTTTCCACGAGTTTTGCCTTTGGTGGCGATACCGTCTGCGCGTGAAGAAGCTGAACCGCCAGAAGCCATCTTCTTAACTTTTCCACCACGTTTCATACCTTCTTCGTCCATAGAAAGTGAGCTATTAAGCGGAACCGAACCTTGTGAAGTTCGTGGGGCCAACGCCGATGGAGTGTAACGAGCCTTGTAGCCGCGCATTGACTCTTCAGAATCTGCGTTTTTGTACTTATCAACCGCTGCCTTAGTAGCGCCCGCCATTTTTTGCCGCGCCATAGCAGAAGTTTCTTCGGGTGCATTTCTTTCTGCGCTTTTGAGAGCAGAAATCATATCGCTTTGTTTACGCATACCTGAATCACGGGCAGCTTTTTTTGCCGCTCCAGATTCGTCAGCCGTCTCGGTAGTGTATTTTTTACCATTGAACTCAAAAGTTTTATCTCCTGCTTTACGAGCAGCAGCAAACGCGGAACCAAATTCTGATTTAGCCATGACTATTTCCCACCTTTCATTTTGATCTGGGTACCTTTGGTCTTGCCACGCTGAGCAATACCATCGCCGCGTTTAGAGGTCATGCCGCCAGAAGCCATCTTCTTGACTACACCACCTTTTTTCATGCCCGTAGAATATCCGGGGTTGTTAACATTTGCGTTAATTCGGTTTTGTCTACCTGCTGCATTTTGTACACCGGGGTCGTACAGCTCACCAGTCTCAGTGTTACGGCGAAGTGTTGACAAAGTACCTTCTTCATCGCGGATTTCGCCCAAGTCCACAGGCTTAACTTCCACAGGCTTAGCTTCTACGGGTTTAACGTCCATGCTTCTGCTTTTAACCACGTCTTTGGCTTTGTCTTCGCCCTTGCCCCTAGTAGCCATATAGGCAAGACCGGCCAATGCGGCTAAAGCAGCTAAATTTCCGGTTTTTTTGCTTGCCATGATGAGTCCTTAACAGGCTCTGCCGCCAGATTTCATCTTGATCATTGCGCCCTTGGTCTTACCCTTGACAACAACACCATCAGGCTTGGAGCTGGTTTTAACAGAGCCCATCTTGGTCATGCCACCATCTTTGAGGCCAGCGTGGGCTTTAGAAGCGGGTTTGCCAGCATGTTTGGCAAGTGCGGCTGTCATGCCGCCAGAGGCCATCTTTTTCATACCCATTTCGGACTTCTCATGTTTGATCATGGATTTAGGAGCACCGGCTTTTTTCATGAAGCCGATTTCTTTACTAACCATTGCTTTAGATTCTTTCATATCGCCACCTTTGTTAAAAAGTTCTGTCTTACCTTGACGAGTTTTTGGCTCGTTTACCTTCTGAAGATCAGGTCTGGTTTTAGACCCACCAAACTTAACGCTTTTGCTTTTCTCGCTGAAATCCTTGGCTACAGACACAGGCACGCCCGCCTTCTTGGCAAACGCTGGGTTGTGTGCTGCGGCATCCATGAACCGCTTTTGCTTGTCACTTGTTGCTGGCATATTAAACCTTAACGATCCAGCCTTTGCCAAGCACAAAGCCGACAATCAACATACCAATCCAAATAAGCGCTTTTTCTACAACGGTCTTACCAACTTTTTTATAGAACTCGCCAGACATCTCTTCGATAGCCAGCTTCGCCGCTTTTCTGGCAATGGCTTCTTCGCGGTCTGTTAACGTAATTTCGGTCATTTCAGCATTTCCATCTTGCAAGAGCAGCCGCCTTACGGGTGGGCTTACCCTTTTCGTCTTTCATCGGGCCGGGCATACCGCTCATACGGGCGCAGAACGAATCCTTGCGTTTACCACCTTGGGGCTGTGGAGCCTTCAGGTTACTACCCGTAGCAGCGTTGTACTTGGCACGGCCTTTGGCAGTCAAGCCCGCGCCCTTGGAGATCGGCAGCTTCTCGCCGCGACCAACCGAGAGAACCGGGCCTTTTTTCTTAGCCATAGTACACGTTAGCGGAGAGTAAGTTGGACATGCTTAGGTAGATACCGTTTCTAACCAGTATCCCCTCGCCGGGAATCAACGCAAAATTACCGAACAAGTCAGCCGCGCCAACGTCGTAGCTAGCAACCCACCGTGATGCGTACGCCGCTGCTGTCCCGCCCGCGATAGTCCCAGAGTTAATGTCTGTAACGGTGAACGTGTCCGCGCCTGTGCGTGTGATCGAGTAGTTGCCATTTGTGCCGGATGACCCGCTTGCAGTGGCAAAAGTTAGCCCAACTACATCCCCAGTAGCCAAGCCGTGGGCAACCTTTGTGACGGTAATAACCGCAACAGTCCTTGCATACGTGGCAGAAACAGGTGCCGTAGTGGTGTCAAAAATGTCCAGCGTTCCAGCCGTAGCTGTGCCAACCATAGAAACGGCTTTGAGGCGGTTTCGCCCCAACACGGCAAAACCAGAGTTGTTAAGGTGGCCAGATTTAACGTCAGTCTGCATTCCCATAATCAATCTCCTTTAAAAACGGGGCCGAAGCCCCTTGAGTTGATTAAGAGTCTGCAAACGGTGTAGCGACAGTGCCGGAACCAATAACATTTCCAGTCACCATGTACTTGTCAGCGGCAATCGCCACAATCTGAACCCATGTGCCAGCAACGCCGCCGGTAGTTGTACCGTTCAAGTTGATGAAGTCATTGGAAGAGCCGTTAGCAGAGAAAGCAACCACAGCACCAGATGTGTCTGAATCAATAGACATTACAGCGCCAACGTACAAGTCACCAGACGCAGCGGTAACACCGATTTTCAACGAGCTAGTGGAGATGGTTGTAGGAACCCAGATGGTGTAGACAACGCCTTCGTTGTTCAGCGTATTGGGGTCTTGACCGGGGCCAGACGTGGTTGGGTTGGTCGAAACATTGATTGCGGGAAGCGTCAATGTCAATGCAGCGGCCAAAGAGCCACCAACAGAAATGATACGACCGCCGTGAGCTTCGGGGCTTAATGTGGTGCTGGTTGTGATTTCAACAACAGCGGCTGGGCCTTGTTGATAGATACCGCCCAATGA